TGCGCTTGTGTAATTCTTAAATACGTTTGCCATTGTTTATATCACCCCAATGCTATGCTTAATGCTAATGCACTTGCTTCTGCAGTAGCTAATATGGTGGCTTTGTTATCGCCTTGTAATGTTGCAGCATCTAGAGAACCTAAGTTTGATACGAAGGATGATGTTACCCTTGCATCTATTGCTGAGTTTGCCCTTGCTGTAGTATAGTATAAGTTTGTACCTTCTGACAAGTCTGAAGTTGACTTAGCAGTAAATGCGGTATCAAACCTACCTTGTGTGTAGTATAGATTAGTACCTTCTGATAAGTTAGTAGTACTCTTTGCAGAGAAGTCCGTATCAAACCTAGCAGATGTAAAATATAAATTACTTCCCTCAGAAAGATCACTTGTGTTCTTAGCCGTAAAGGCTGTGTTAAATCTAGCCTGAGTATAGTACAAGTTAGTACCCTCAGCTAAATCTGTAGTGTCATGATTACTTAGTGTAGAGACTGTCCCAGTAACATTACCTACTAGGTTAGTCGCTAGAGACTTGTTCATAGCCCATCTGTCATTAGTTGAATCATACGTAAATGTAGCGTTAGCACCGTCTACTGTAAGTCCAGCGCCATTGGCTGCACCTGCATTAGCTGCACCCTGCGCTACTGTAATGTTTAAATCTGATACAGATAGATTAGAAGAGTTTACTGTTGTAGTAGTACCGTCTACCTGTAAGTTACCTGCAACTATAAGTGTACCCGTATCGTCACCGTGTGCAGCAGGGTCAATCGTGAATGAGGCAGGACCTCTGATGTAACCTGTTGTAACTATATTGCCTGTACTTAGTGCATCATTAGCGTCTAAGTAAACAGCCTTGTCTGCAGGGAGTGTGATAAACACGTCCTTAGTACCTGCAGTAAAGCTAACAGCACTGTCGCTGTTGCTACTCTCTAGTATAGTTGTTCTTGTAAGTACACCTGAATTGTATGTACCTAATCCTACTTCCCATTCGTCTGCATCACGATTAGAAATAGCGTAGTATGTAGTATCACTGTTGGCAAGGGCAGAGCTAAAAGACTCAAAGCCTGTAACAGCGCCACCCAACGTAACAGCACCAGTGCCTGTAGTTGTAGCGGTTTCTTTTACTCTATCCTTGACAACGAGAGCCATAATGTTGCTCCTTAAGCGATACGAATGATTGCGTTAGATGCGTCTGCTGTTGGGAACTGAACAACATAGTCACCATTTGTGGATGTTTTAGTACCACCAAAATCAATAACTGCTATAGCTTTATTGCCTTGTGATGTGTTGTAGATTATACAACCGTCTGCAGATATAGTAGCAGAAGACCAAGTAGTGTCATTAAAGTCAACAGTTGCAGTTGAGCCTGATAGTGCAATAGTTGCACCTGCTAGTGTGTTTCCACCTGTAGTATAATTAGTACCAGTAGCCTCATCTGAGTTACCTGTTACTGTACTGTAATTAGCTGTAGTTGCATTATAAGTACCCGATGGAGAGTTCTTAATAAGTGCTATCTTTAGTGTGTCTGTATCTAGATCGTGAACACCACCAAGTAACTCTTGCTTGAAGCTGTTGCACATCGCCGTTGTAATAGCCATTGGTTATGTCCTTTATGAATATGAATGCACAAAAGGGCCAGCACTAAAGCCAGCCCCTAAGTTAATTGTTATATTAAGCAGCGTTGAACTTAGCTGTTACAATCGCTTCTGGGCGTAGGATCTTGCGGCCATAAAGGTGCATCCCACGGCAGATGTCCGCAAAGCTATCTGGGTCACGGTATGTTTCCACTTTTGATAACTGTTCTGCAGTTGCTACTGCTGAGTCATGTCCAGCTACGATAACACCATAGTTAGCGTTTTGGTTAGCTGTACCTGATGTACCTGCGCCTGTACCTACTGCTGGTAAGTTGTTTGACTGATAAACACGGAAGCCGTGAATGTTTGCAGCCAATAAACCGTTCTGTAGTCCTGCACCACCGAAGTCTGCATTTAATAGGCGAGAATCCTCGTCTTTTAGCATCTCGATAAACACTGGGTCAAGTACGATCCATCTACCTCTAGTATCAACATTTGCTACATCCATTGTACGAGACATACGTGCTAGTACTTGTAATGGTGTTGCAGTTGATGCAGAAACAGCAGTTGCACCTGTTAAGCGTGGTGCTAATGGGATCGAGTGATCACCTGCAGATGTAGTTGTGATGTTACCGAAGTCACCCTTTTTCAACTTGTTTGCAGCTAATAGTTCGTCTGATCCTGCAGCAGTGTCTGCTTTAGTACCATTTACTGTTGTGTTTACAGCGTTTGCAGTTGTGAAACCAGCTAAGTACTTAAGAACATCATTGTCCATTGAGTCAGCCATTTTGTATGCTGCACGGTCTGTTGAAAGACGCATGAAGTCTACGTGTGAATGAGCTTCTTCAATATCGTCCAATTTAAATGCAAAGTAGTTTGCTTTGTCGATAGTTAGTTTAAAGTCTGCATCAACTAAATCTTGTGTTGAAACCGCAGTACCACGAGCTAACGCATTAACAGTGATATCTGGCTCTTTAAGAATGCGCACTGAGTCGCCTTGTCCAGAAATCTCACCAAAATAGTCAGAGTTTGTGATTGCAGAAATAACAGCAGATTTTCTAAATGCTAACTGTGCTTGTTTTGAAAAGATCTCAGATGAGAAGTTTCCGTTGTTCAGGTTGGTATAACCTGATGCCTTTGTAAATGCCATAATAATTTCTCCTATAGATATGACAGTGGGGGAAGTAAAACATCATATCCACACAAGAGGCCAATACTTTTCTAGAGTATCTCTATTGCTAGATTTGCGGTCAAGCAGTAAAGGGTCTATACTTTATCGGGTAGTTCTTTTAGTGGCTAGTGCTTAAAAGTTAAAGCATGTGCAGGTAGTTGATACCTAGCACTGCACATACCATAGTTTTATCTATTAATGTCTTAGTGTCAAGTGTTTATTAGGACATATCATAGATAAATTTACCAGAGCGCATTGCACTCATGATTTCGTCTTGACGTTCCTCATACTCTTTGAGGGACATCTTTTTAACCATTGACTCGCTTAACGTCTTGCTAGACTCTTCTGCATCTACTACAGTACGTCCACGAGACTTGACTGCTGATGCTGCGCCTTTGTCTGCGCTGGGCTTCTTAGTTTTAATACCCTTGTCTAGTTTATACATGTCTATAACACGGGCTACAGACTTAACGTCTTCAGAGTTTTCATACAAAGCATCCTGATAAACTTTAGGTTGAGTATCTACCCAAGCATGAAATGCATCGTCTGCTCTTATAGCTTCAAAGTCAGGATGTATTGCTACAAGTTGTGCTTCAGCTTTTTCTCTCTTAGCTGTAGAGCGTAACTCTTCTATCTCTTGTAGTCTTGCATCTAGATCAGAAGCTCTTTCGTTAGCCTTCTTTTCAGCTATGGCTTCAACTATACCTGCTACATCTGGGTACTTACTTGTCCATGCATCTATCTCTTCTTTAGACTTAGGAAGTACAAGCTCGTTCTTTGCTGCTTTTTCTAGTTGATCTTCTAAGCGTTTTATCTGTGCTGCTTGCTTCTTTTCTGTTTCAGCCATGTGTCTTTGTATATCACCATAGCGTTTCTTGAAGCTCTTCTCTTCAGCACTTAACTCTGCATCATCTTCCGATGCTTTGGTTTCCTCTTTGGCTTCTTCTTGTTTGGTATCACTTGCATCCGATACTTCGGTTGTCTCAGATCCTTCGCCATTGGGTTCTTCTTCAGGGGTTTCATCACTAGCCTCTTCAGCTACATCACCCTTTAGTAGTGCTTCTAGCTCTGCTTCAGCTTCTTTAATCTTAGCCTCGTTACGTTTGTGTGTATACGAGTGCATTGTCTCTTCAGTTAGTTGTGACATATTTAGTTCCTTATGTTGGGGTCAGCACAAAGTGCCGAGTATCCTTATATTTATATGGTATTGTCGTTATTGTTTATTTCTTTTTAGGTTTATTTACTAATCCACCCTTAGAGAAGCCACCGCCTCTTCGTGCTTTAGAAGAATATGTCTCTTTTTTATCTTTAGTAGTACGTGCAGAAGATAGTTTAGTTCCCATATCTTTTTCTTTTTTAGCAACAGCTATACTTTGTTTCTTTTTAGAGCTTTCTCTTAGTTGAGGAACTAAAGGTTTATCTTGTTCATATCTACCTGTTTTAACAGGCTTACCATTGCCATCTCTTACTATGCTACCGTCTCCACTTGTAACAAAACCCTTACCTGGTGATCCTTTAGGATCTCTTGGAGGTCTAGCAGATTCAAAGTCTTTTCTTGCTCCCTTAATAGAGTCCATCAATCCTGGACCTTGTACACCCCATTTACCATCCATACCTAATAGATCATCTATATAAGACCCTCTACCTATACGGCTTGTATCTACAACTTCACCATCAGGACCTGTAATAATAGTATTACCCATTGCATCTTTTTCTACTTTAGTACCGTCTTCTGCAGTTGGATCATTCTTAACATCTAAGAAATTATTTTTTACACCCAACCACTGTTCTCTATTTTGTAGATCGGGATTTTCTAAACGTTTATCAATAGCTTTAATAATTTGATTCTTCTGATGAGATAGCATTAACTTACCTACTAGACCAAAAGGACCCATCATCATAAGCATACCCTTACCTAGTGGGTTGTCATATTGTTTAGCCGTCTCTTCAAACTTATCAATATCTACAGTATCCCAATCAATAGCTTCAGGTACAGCCCTAACATCTGTTCTATCATCATTACCCATTCTAGGTGTTTCTTGAACTTGTTCTGCTACTTCTTCTGCAGCCGTACCTTTAAGAGAATAACCTTCTGGGATTGGAGTAAGAGGTTTGCCATTCATAAACTGTATGTACATAATATTACCGCTAGAATCTACATACTCCCTTATCTCAAAGCCACCGCCTGTAGGGTTACTATAAGGATTAAGTACTTCACCACCCTCAGCATAACCAGACATGTAACCACCCTTGTTCATTGTAGGTTGTCCATCTTCGACCATCTGTAGTTCTGAAACATCAAAAGGTAAACCTTCTTCTGCTATAGGTTCGCCACCTATACGTCCATTACTTTGCATGTTTGCGAAACCAAGCTTAGCCTCGTTCCGCAGATCCTCAAAAAACTTAACACCATAATATTTAACAACATCTGCTGGAACAACATATTCTCCTTCACTTAGTTTAGCATCTATATCATCTCTAACCTCTTCTGGTTCTGAACCTAGAGGTACTTCATTACCTGATACAGGATCTATCTCTTGACCTCTCATAGATTTAAATACTGCTTCTGTTTCATCATTTAGTGCCATTAATACGATCCCTCATGTATTTTAGTTGTCTAAGTGTACGAATAGCACCCTGATGTCTGTAGATCTCTACGGTATCAGATATGCTTTCCATACTTTTATGTTCTTTAGTTATGAGAGCATCCATCTCTTCTAAGAATGCATCCCATGTTGGTTTATTGTTTACTAAACTTTTAAGCGACATTACCACTAAACCCTTGTTCACCTGGAACTGGTACTGTTCCTATACCTATTTGTCCACCTCCACTACCAGATGTGTCCTGTACGCCTCCCTGTGGGGAGCTAGGGGCTTGTTGAGCGCC